TTCAATACCAGATCCGTGAATTTGCACTGTATCACATCTCCGATTGTTGCAGAAGAAAACATCTCCAAAAATTCCTCAATATCATGAACAGAGCAGCGGTACCTACCCGCTAACTCCGAACAATCAACCCGACCGCGTTGTTTCCCGCTGATCTCACCTACGATTCTAGGGCAACTGGTTACTGTATCCCAAGTTTTTAAGAATCGCCGAAACACTGCCCCTCTCCATCCAGTATCGAACTTCTGTCGATAAGCGTCAAGAATCACATGATCACCGGCGTGGACATAGCCTTTGATCACTTGCTCATTGAACAACTTAGCTCGATCGGATATGGAGAGAGACTTAGGTCCGGGCAGGTCTCCAGTAAACTGCCCGAACGATCGGAATAATACTCCAAGATTTAAGAGGGGAGTGATAATACCCTCTGTTGTGCGATGGGGGGAGTGCTTCAAAAACTGAAGATCAGCCAAAACATCACAGACTTCAATAGTAACCAAATAGCCAACATCAGCGGCGGCTTTTGAAATAAGCGCAGGGACGTCACATTTGCGCAATGGCGCAGACATCCCCCGCAGCAAAAACTTAAACCGCATATATATTAACGAATTGGCAAGATTATTGATGACCGTGGTTAGCACAGATCCAGAATATAAAACATGCTCCTTTGGTGCCAAAACAAACTTCTCCTTACTAAATTCACGCTGAGGATTAGAAACAGTCACAGGGAGTCGACATTGGTCGAAAACTCCAGCAACGGAATCTGTATGCGTGAGGTTTTCCATCATCCCCCGTAATAAATTGAACACAGGAGTGAAAGAGCTACCATCACAAGAAGAGATGTCAAGGTTCCCCATAAAAACACCGTCAACACACCGCTGAGAAATACATGAATCATCAGAAAAATAACAAAAATATCCATCCCCATCAGGACAGGACAATTGCTCAAAACACCGCGACAAAACATCCATGTCGGGTGATCCAATGTACTCCATAAATGACTGGCCAATACGATGGCCTGCAGCAAAAGCGTGCTTGACAGCAGGTATGAGATACCCACCGCGAATAGATCCCGGACACGTCAAATCTCCAATACCGCGAGCATATTTCCCTGGCTTGGCTATCTCATACTTCTTCATTTTATACTTCATCTTACCTTTCTGGACGAAGTTTGAAGAAAGCGAACAGCCGCCATCGAGAATCCACTTCAGGGCGGATTGTCTAAGACGCATCTTAGGGTGTGGTGCCAAGCAAAACTCGGTTATGCAATCAAGCGGCAAACCAAGCTCCGAGTACTCAAACTGTATGGCATTGCGGGTGCGATGCACAAAACGGTCAAGGAAACGGCCCCATTTCCCACAACGACCAGCAACATACTTGTACTGGTTGTTGTAAAGTAACTCGTGAAGACCAGGAGTGTCTGGTTTTCTCTTATTAGTAATTCTACACAATGCCTGTGCCAAATTGGCAGGGGATTCATCGAACACAACGCCAGCGTGACGAATGCACGGGCCAAAAATGGTTCGATAACTCCCCGAAACAAGGGCAGGTTTAGAAGAAAAAGACACCGCTCCAGTGCCATAATTGAAGACGCGTGCATACCTGCTACAAGAAGCAGGACTAACGCCTTTTGGCAAGGTGAAGCGGTGATTATAAGAGAAAGGTAGATCGGTCAGACACTCTACAGCATATTCTCGGAAAACACCAGGGCTGCTAACCCCCGGTGCTCCGAACCCCTAACCCATATAGTTCAACTTCGAGACAGGCACCGCGGCTGTGGGCACGGCAAGCTTGGTTTTAATGCTCATGGCGAGCAAAACCTGGGCAGCGACCAATGCACTGTTGTGCATACAAGTGAGATCGGGATGCTCAGGATCACCTTCTGTCAATTTACGGAAGTCGAACAACATAGTACTCACAGTGTGCGACGCGATGGTATGCCCAGTATAAGTACGAATAAAATAATCGGTCAACCCAACGTAAATACGCTGGTATGACACAACATCAAAATTCAACCGTGAAAGCACGTCCATACGGACTCCCGGCAAAGCCAAGGCGAGGCGATTTCCTGTGAAGTAATAAGAAATGAGTAAGTAGAATGGGGAGGGGACCTCATCCGGAATTCCATTCTGCCACGGCTCACCAAAATGCTCCAGAGAAAAGAATCTAGAGTCAATATGGCTACACCTGGTGCGCGAAAAGTCTCTCCAAGCCCAAACATAAATCCCGACGGCATTCAAATAGGCGCAAATTGCCAAAAGGTAGCAAACATAATGCGTAGCAACGTCAGGGTTCAGCTGCTGCTGGAGGTACATCTCACGCACCCGACAGAGGTACATAGCGGGGAGTACGTTGGAGAAAAGAATAAACAGCCACTTGAAGACACCCCCAACTTGGATGGTGCCACGGCCACTGTGAGAAAAGATTAAATGTGTGGTCTGGTTTTCCGCACCGTCCCACAATCGCTTCCTCTCCGCAATGGCCAACAACTTGGCTGCAGTTTTCCTTTCTTTCTCAACCTCGGCAGGGTCCACAACGGGATGCTGCGGTTCAGCGGGAGCTAGTGGCACGAACCCGACGGCCTGTTCCCTGACTGCACCAGCAGGGCGCTCTTGATAGCCCCCTTCTGGTGCGGCAGGTCTAAAGTCCACCGGCTTGCCACCACGCTGCCGCCGACCGGCACGATCGTAATCGTCCGTATTGGTGGCCTCGCCGTTCGCCCCATTGAGAAAAGGGGCGAACCTAGGTTGAGTTAGCATAAATATCTTAGGAGTGGGACGCAACCACCACCCCTGCATCGCGTAAAGCGGGTTAATCAAGCCGCCCGTGCTCCAACGCCACGGGGATCGCGGGCTATTTACCAAAAAGCGGCGATCGAATATTTGTTCCCAGACTCGGAGCATCGGTGCGGCACTCGCACGCACGTAGCCCCCCCCCGACACCGATTTGCCGAGGGTTTGATTTAAACTTAAGTTAATGGTGCCAGGACCCCTCCATACTGGAGTATTGGAGATGCTGGCGAAGGTTAGGAAATAAGAAGTTGTCATAGAGGGAAGATTAATTGGATTCCTATTGTATTTTAGCCGGGATCTCTTGAGCTTATTCGGTGTTCGCCGACTCGACGTGTGTTCTCGTACACACCACGGTCTCCGGGACGACGGTCCCTTTTGTGGCATCGAAAGTTCATGGTCTGCCACCAACCATGATTTACTCTTCCGGCGGCACGGGTTCACTACTCCCGTGTTGTTCCGCCAGGGGACATTCCAATCTTTTTCCGCCAATGATGAGCCAATACGCGACTCTACGAGGAGCGCTCCCGCGGAAGGGAGCATAACAAGTAGATTCTGACGCTTATGGGATAGTCATTGACGTGGAGGACGGCCTCAGGCCGCCCTGTGCCCAAGGGAGGGCGCGTTGTGTGTTTAAACTCCACACAGAGTTCTCAATTGTGCAATACACGTTATACTCAGTGCGAGTTCGCGAGGAATGATAGCTGGAATGGATACACGTTATACTCAGTGTGAGTTCATTAGTCCACTTATGTACAAATTTACATTTATACTCTGTAAAGAGTTCACGTTAGCATTTATACTCTGCGAGAGTTGCCGCGCTAGGCCAACAAAGTGGCAGCATAGGCGGCTGCGTGAGAGACCAAGGCCTCTCCGGCTCTGGCACCAGCCTTCTTCACGATGGGAGTCATCTGTGCAAACATGTCAGCAGCCAGAGACTTCATCACTTTGACCGGCGGCTCAAGATTGATTTGAGCGACGATCTTGGATGGGTCGGCAGCTGAAGTGGAACGCTTTGTATCCGGCAAAAATGCAATGGTGCTTGCCAGATTAGGCGATCCTTCAAGATGGTAGATGTACTCCACATCGATAACGGCCCCCGTGGGGAGAGATCCAGAAATAGGCTCACAATACACAACCCAGCCGACCCAACCATTGTTACTGGTCGGGCCGAGCTCGGCGCTTTGCGAAGCCACGGAAACCCCCGTGGAGGTAAAGAAAGCGCTAGCCTGTCCAACGATCTCATTCAAAATGACTCCACTAATGAAACTAGCGGCAAGGCGCATGTCAAAAGCGGCTTCGGAAGAGACACGAAAGGGCAAAACTAACTCCTTGTCATAGAGCTGAGCAGTGGTGAACTCAAAAGCGCCAGGCATATTGAGCACTCCAGCACTAGACAGGGCGGCGGGCAAAATTCCAGTCATAACCTGAATGGCAGGCTGTAACAAAGAAGAGGGCCCATTAAGCAGATCATCAGAAATAACCCCGGAGTCCGAAGAAAAAGGAACCGGGGCGATGATGACTCGCTGAGGGACAGTCGACAGCGCGAGCGCTGAAGAAATCTTCAACCCCGCACCGACAGTACGGTAGGTCCCCAACTGGGCCGACAACAAAGTGTTTGTGACGGCCCCATAAAAGGGGGAATTACTGGCGCCACCAACAAGCTTAGTGGCATTGACAGTGGGCGGGGAAGCGATACAATAAATGTACTGAGAGGGATTGATCATATTGGGGGCAGACGCCAACATCTGCCCCAGATCAACAGCACTCAGAATTGGATTAGGAGTGAACAGGAGAGCCCCAGCCCCGTTAGCAATCTGCAACCCACAGCGCCCTTTGGCACAGTAGGTCACTGACTCTATCGAGTGGAGCCCCGGAACACGAGCTCCAAGAGCGTGTTCACTGAAAGGTTCATTATAGGCAATAGCATATTGCCCAGCATCCACATCCAGTGGCTTGCGGCGTACAATGGCGCCGCGAGGAGAAGGGCTGACTGCAGCGTGCTGAGTAGCACGTGGAGCCGTTCGAGCACGTGGTGGGCGTGCCGCCTTCTTACTTGTTCCAGCTGATTTCCCGGCTGGTCGGGATTTGGTTCGGATAATAACTTTGGTGGGAATGTATTTACAGAATTGTGTCTCCCACATCAACGGAGACACACCGGCTCAGCGCTACGTCGTTGCGCGCTTGTCTTATATACCGTCAGCTGGCCACTAAAGGCACTTACGGTTCACATGTGGGGTAGGAACGCTACCAAGGTGCACACGTGGGATTTCTCACACCTATCTACCCCCCTCGACTTAGTCACCTGCGGCGGATTTGTTATAATCGGGGAATAGTGTTTGTCACCAGTTTGCTAAGCGGCGCGAAGCACGCAAAGACTTAGTCGACACGGTCTACCTGACCAGGGACTTAATCTATAACCACGCTCGTCATGCGTGGAGTAACATTTTCTTTATACACGGGTGTTCAACCGTGCGGGTTGGCCTCGGGTTTAGCAGTGACTAACCGCCCTTAAACCCCGGTCCACAGCCCCAACGAGGTAAAATTCGTTGGAGCTATGACTAGCCCTGAGTGTGCATAGCACACTACGAAGGACATTACGCCTACAGTGATATACCCACACTGCGGTAGCGTGAAAAGCAAAGTAAGTC